GTACGATCTTATTTAGATATGAATAGATATCACCCTGTAAGTTTCGGTCAAGGTTCGGCTGCCAACCCTGAACAATTAAAAGTAGATGCTATGAAAGAATTTATGACCTACGTTCAAAACCTTTCTAGACAATTACAAGAAAAGGCATTTATGAAAAATAAGATTAGCAATTATTTTGTTCCTTATATTGGTTTTTCAGATGATGACTTAAGGAATGTTCAAGCAATGAAGAAACATTTTGATGATGAATCTGGTTTAGAAATCTATCATACTGGAGGAGGAAAGAAAACTAAATATTAATTTAACTGGGTCTAGTAGAGATATAATTTAAAAAATAATTGAAGTAAATAGAAAAATTTTTATTTCACACTATTTATAATAAAAATAAAAGAAAAATTTAAAAAATAAGATATGGCTGATTTGTTAATGAAAATGCCGATCCCTTACGAACCGAAAAGGGAAAACCGATGGATCTTGAGATTCCCATCTTCACTTGGTATTAATGAGTGGTACGTTGAGACGACATCTAGACCAAAACTTACTATCAACACAACTAAGATTGACTTCTTAAATACTTCAACGTATGTTGCAGGTCGTTTTGAATGGGGTGAACTTCCAGTTACTTTCCGTGATCCAATCGGACCTTCAGCATCACAAGCTGTAATGGAATGGATTCGTTTATGTGCTGAGTCAGTAACAGGTCGTATGGGATATGCTGCGGGTTATAAAAAGAATGTTGACCTTGAAATGTTGGACCCAACAGGTGTTGTTGTGGAAAAATGGATTCTTGAACAATGTATGATTACAAAATCCACTTGGGATAACGTATCATATAGTGATGACAAATTAGCAGGATTAGACGTTACATTACAGATGGACCGTTGTATTTTGGTTTACTAATTTTGTATTTATTTTTATATTGATAAATTAAATTAATACGGTATATTTAACACAGGGTCTAATCCCTGTGTTTTTTTTATGGACGAAAATTTATTACAATACGCACAACAAGAATTTAACTTACCACATGATGTCGTAAAATTACCATCTGAAGGTAAATTCTACAAATCAAAGAAAAAATCTGTTAAGGTTGGTTACTTAACCGCCGCTGATGAGAATATTATTATGGCTTCAAACCCTGATGATATGATTATGACATTGGTTCGTTCAAAGTTATATGAACCTGATTTAAAACCTGATGAAATGTTAAATGGTGATATTGAGGCTATTTTAATATTTTTGAGAAATACATCGTTTGGTCCTGAATATAAAATCAGTGTTAATGACCCCGAGACAGGAAAAAGATTTGCAACTGAAGTATTGTTGGATGAATTGGATTTTAGAAAACCTTCAATTGAACCAAATGAAGATGGTACTTTTAATGTTGTACTTCCAAAATCACAAGCAACTGTCAAATTAAAACCTTTATTGTATAAAGAGATTCAAGAAATCAACAAAGCGGCGGATGCGTATCCTGCAGGAAGAGTTGCTCCAAGAGTCACAATGAAACTTCAAAAACAAATTTTGTCTGTTAATGGTGATACAACACTATCAACAATTATCAAATTTATTGAAGGATTACCAATTATGGATTCAAAATTCATTAGAAAATTTATTGATGAAAATGAACCAAAATTAGACCTAACCAAAACAGTTATAGCCCCGTCAGGAAACAAGGTAGATGTTGAAATCGCCTTTGGGGTTGAGTTTTTTCGGGTTTTCTTCTGATTATAGAAAATACCAACTAGACGAGTTTTTTATTATGAGCCGAGATTTACATATATCTTGGACTGATTTTCAAAAAATGCCGACATACGCTCGTAGGTATCTTTTAGACAAATTGATAGAATCGTATCAAAAATAAAAGTTATTCTATTTATTAGAATATGCAGGCAGCTACAGGAAATACCGTCACAATGGCGCAGGCGGCAATCAACAATTTAACCGAAACAATAAATCAGGGTTATGAAAGTTGGTTATCGAGAACAAAAGTATTAGAATTAGAGTTTTCAAATTTTAATGCAACACTTGCGGGTACTTTTGGTCAAACACAAATGGCCATTAGGGGTCTAAGTACTGAGTTAGCGGTTGCAACACCAAGAGTTACAGGGTTAGGAGGTTCATTAACTGATGTAACAAATATACAACAGGGTATCGCTGAGAGTTTAAAGACTAACGTTATTACTCTTGGGGAAACTGTTGGTGAATTATATGCTGCGGGTACTGCTGTAGGTATTGGTTCTTCTGAAATTGGTGACATGGTAAAAGGATTCCAAGATGCGGGAATTCAAACTGGAAATATTAGAGACAACATTCAACAATCAGTTGACATTGCAAGAAAAGTTGGTGTTAACACAAGTGCGGTATTTTCACTTGTTAGTAACAATTTAAGTAACATTAATAAATATGGTTTTGAAAATGGTGTTGCTGGATTGGCTAAAATGTCTGCACAAGCTGCGGGACTGCGTATCAATATGAATGAAATTTTTGGATTTGCTGAAAGGGTGTTTAACCCCGAAGGTGCTGTAGAAATGGTATCTACATTCCAAAAATTAGGTGTAGCTGCTGGTGATTTGGCAGACCCATTTAGATTAATGTATTTGGCCTCTGAAGATACTGCCGAATTACAGAATCAGGTTGTAAAAATGACTGAAAAGTTTACATACTTTGATGAAAAGACAAAAGAGTTTAAAGTTTTTCCAAATGCCAAACGTGATTTAAGAGAAATTTCAAACGCTACGGGAATTGCGTATGAAGACTTAATCAAAATGTCTGAGGGTCAACAAAAGTTAAATAAGATTAGGGGTGAATTTAAAACGACTGGTATTGATGAAGAATCAAAACAATTTATTGCTAACGTAGCCCAATACAACAAAGACAAAGGTGCCTTTACAGTTAAAATTGGTGACCAAGAAAAGACAATTTCTGAAATTAATACAAAAGACCTTGAAGAATTGAAAAAAGCTAACGAACCTGTGACTTTGGAACAATTAGCAAAAGAACAATTAAATCAAGAAAAATTAGGAAACGCACTTACAAAACAATTAGTTGATAGTGTTGCGGCACCAATTGCTGGTTCAAGAGCCCCAAGAGAATTAAGAGAATTTGGTCGTGGAGCGACCCAAGTAGCATCAACCGCTGCAACTCAAACACTTGGTAATCAAAGAGGTGCTATAGCATCTATTGATAAATTTTATGACCAAGCAGGACAAAGTATTATGGATTTATTTAAAGGTGAGGGGAGTCCAACCAAAATTGCTGAAATATTCAAAACTGCGGGTATGGATGTACAATCTGGTTTTGCCAATATAAAACAAACGATAAGTAGTATTGATTTTAAATCGGCGATTCAACCGTATGTAAGTTCAGGAAACAAAATTGCTGAGGCGGCTGACTTGGCAGTACAAGGACTTACAAAGTTAGCGACAAAAGCCACGGCTTCAGGAACAATTCCTAATAGAATGGAAGCAAATCAACCACAATCATTTAGTAATCAAACAATAAAAGTTGATGATATTAATTACAAGGGTTCAATAGACGTAAAAATAACAAATACAAATGGAACCACCAGTAATTTAACGGATACTCAAGTGTATGATTTATTTAGAAACGAAACATTTATTAAACAAATTAACAAAATGATTAGTGATGGTAAGATTAGTGGTAATTATGGTTATACACCAAACAATATAAAATAAAAGAAATTATTTAATAAAAAATAGGTGCGCTTCTATTTATAGGTGATACAACAACATGCCAAGTCGTTTAAGTTTTAGTGCTACGAAATTAAAAAGGGATGAGTTACTTTTAAGGAACTTAAAACCGTATAATAAACCAGGTGTTTATACACCTGTAGGTAGTCCTGGCGTTAATGAATATATCAGAAGTGATTATTCAGTTATTGATTCCCCTGATGCATTAATTGATGCTGACCCATATGCAGACACACTATATACTAATAATGTCTTCGGACCTTTGGGTGGATACAACAAAGATATTAGTGGTTTAATTAATACACAACAAACATTATCAAATCAAGGTCCTTATACTCAAACACCACCATATACCGAAGCATTACAATTATATTCAGTATCGTTTCAAAAAAGACAATACATTAAGAATGTTTATTCGCCAGGAAACCAATACACCTATTATGACATGGGTGATGTTATTAAGGTACAGAAAA